GTTCTTCAATGCCGCATCCTTCAAAGCTTCTGTAATTTCATTAAAAAATTCCTTTCCATGATAAAAAGCCTCTAAGGTTGCTGCATCAATATTTTGATCCATTGCATCTCCCGACTTAATCTTTTTCTTGGTATAATGCAACATTCCATATATACTCTCCTTTTTCAGAGCAGCATATATTTGGTTTGTTGACTTATCAAACCTAACGGTTCTAGAACCCAATTCAATTGGTGCGGTTCTATCCTCATAGGGTTGTTCAATTGCCGATAACTTATCAGCACTAGTATAGGTCATACCATAACCTACTTTCATTCCTTTTTCTACTGAAATCTTGTTAAATTTCGGGAAGTCTTCGAAGACACCTATTACAGTATCATCTCCTATAACTGCTTCCCTTTTGACTTCATTAGGCTTATGATCAGGATAACAACAATACGCCAATGTATTCATTGACGTTGTCATCATGTAATTATTGTACCATATGGTACCTAGATGTCCTGAAACGTAAATCCAACCAGGTTTGCTTATCTGGTTTTCAAACTGGACATGCATTCCACATATCGAAGAAAGTAATGTTCTTGCTCTCACATATTGAACCGTTCCTTTCTTCAACCCCATCTTATCTAGATCTAACATAATATTCATTAGAACTATTCCAGGATGTTGTGAGGTGTCCAATCCAGACATATCTCCTAACATCAAATTTTCCATATCACCAAACAAATCAGTTAATAGTTTGGTGTGGAATCCATGGGGATTTGCAGAAATTTTATTATTATCTAAAACATGCTTACTTGCATTAACTAGATAATCTCCCACGCTTCGCATCGCATTTATTATGAGAGGCAATCCAGGACAAAAATAAGTTCTACATTTAGAATATTCTCCATTCATTATATCAGGACTTCTTTTATATGGATGACTCAAATATTGCTCTCTAGAAACCTGGGTACAACCAGGTGGCTCTACATAACCTTTATCTAGAGTTTCATCTTTAAACAACATCATAGCTGGATAGGCTTTTAGGATGCCTTTCCCTGCTAATTGCCATTGTTCATCTACAAAACTCTGTAAATCGGGACGTAATGTCCCTTCTTCTCTGAATATTACTTCCTCTCTTTTACGGATACCATTATACAAGAAATAGGAACCACCTGAAGTAGATAAAGTAATTGGTCTATAACCAAATTTTTCATCTCCACTAACTACTTGTTTTATAGTTAATTCCTTGTAAGGCCTGCTTTCTATTCCATCATAGAATCCAGCAGTAAGGTAATCTGGTCTTTCTCTAAATAAAGCCAAATGTTCTCTAGGGATAGGAACAGCTGGCAATTTATTAAATGCTTTTATTGTCTTATCCAATGGAGAACATCTAAAGACCTGATTATCTTTCTCCCAATAAGTATAATCCCTATGTACAGGTAACACTAAATTGGGTAAATTCAGGTCTTTGGAAAGAATAGATTGCTCATATCCTGTCCCACCTCTCGTTTTCTTGAAAATTTTCGAAGTCATTACTGGAGTAAAAGGCAAGTTTGAAAATCCTTGCCTAACAGCAGTATGATCTTCGGTCTCTAGTACTCTCTCTGGAAGCACTATTAGAGGCATTATGTCTTCATCTTTCTTAAATCCATCAATTAAAGAACGTAAATGTCCTCGTGTTATCGATGAAGAATATGAATAATTAACATCTCCAGCAAAATGCATTCCTACCACATCATACCTATCTTGCTTATCTAATGGTGCTAGATATAGCATCCCACAATCTCCATTTTGCCCTACTCTATCATATTTGTAGAACTTTCCATGAGACACTTCCCTCGTTGCATAATGAATTGATTGCCTCTTAGATTTAGTCAAGTCTGATGCTTCAATTCCTTGTGGAGAAATTAAAGCATTTTCTTTAAAATTATAGTCTTTACCATGTTGATAAAAACAATTAACTATCGAGGGATAATTAACAACATTAGAATAATTTGTCAAGGCAATAACCATTATCTCATGAACATTATCACTAAATAAAACTTTAACATCTTGTGACAATATGGTGGTGGGTGGACTTTTCCTATCTAACGTATGATAAAGCTTCATATACAGGAAATCCCCTCCATATAACGTGTGATGATTTACCAAAAAGACACTCCCTTCTAATGCTGTCATATACGCATTAATTGAGGTTGTGCCATTATTAGAAAAGACTGTTATCGGTTTCATGTTTGAACAAATTTTGTTTATCCTTTGCTTAACATCTCGAGTTTCAATCATCTTCCCTTGCAACATAG